CCCGATACACCTTTTTGTTTAAATGTTAAATCGTATGTAGCCATAATTTTTCCTATTAGTTATGAAGGGATTTAAATAAGGGGGATATTACTACCCCCCTCAAAGTACTATTTATTATGATACGTCTGTATCGTGAGATGTCGCAGTGTTGTGATCAGTTTCATTTACTCCTGAAATGTCACACATAATTGCGTATACTCTTATTTTACCTGCAGACGAAGCTGCTGATAACATAAGTAAATCTAGGGTATCAGCTGATGCTGCTACGTGTCTTGCTGTAGCTGTTGCTGCTGAGTATCCTATTTCTTTTGCATCACCGTCAACAAAAATGTCAACGTCACCGCCAGTTATACCTAAGTCTACTGTTACTGAGTTTGATAATTGAGTAAGTATCTCAATACCTGCTTCCATAACGATAGTCTCTGCTGGGATTGCAATTGCCTGAAGTACATCATTTGTTGCTGAACCAGCATCACCATTTAACTGTGCGATGTCGATTGTGTTTTCTACCATATAAGGTGTTCTACCATTAGACGGATGTCCTGTAGTACCACCAACTCCTGTTACTGTATAAGTTGCCATATCTAGTTATCTCCTTCTAATTAACCGATTGTTATTACGCCAGAGTAAACTGCTTCTGTTCTTAGAACTTTTCTTCCAAAAACGTGCAATCCTCTAACTATGTCTGAAAATGAATCAGGGTCTCTGATAAGCTCAGTTTTCGCAATATGGTTTGCAGTTGCTACTGCACCTTGATGTCCATAAAGGAAAGCGTACTCATTAGCACCTGCTGATCCAAATGTTTTGTTTGCTGCTGATCCACTTGATACTGCTATAGCATTAGTAGTGTACATTCTAAACCCAAATAAAGGTCTATCTGTAATCATACCATTTCTCATAGCTGAAGCTGATCCATCATTCATTATTGATTGATCAACGATTTTAGCACCTGCTTTTCTAAGTTGTTGATAGAAAGCTGGTGGTGCAACGAACCATCTATTTTCTTCTGGTACATCTCCACCATCAAGAACTGTTTTAGCTGCTGACATAATATCTGTTAATGTGTCAACTGCTGCATCACCATCGATAGGTGAACCGTCTGTTCCTGTATTAGCTGCTGAAGTACTCGCACCTGAGTAAATTGCACTTAATACATTAAAGTCGTAGTTCTTTTTAAGTGCATAAGCACCTGAAGAAGTTGCAAGAGCTTCAAAGTTTACATGTGATTGTCTTTCTTCGATGTCATCTACTTTAAACGCAAAGTACGAACCTTGGTCGACAGTCAATTGAATTTGATCGTCTGCAAGTGTTTCTGTGTTTACTGTTTGACCTCTAGCGTAGTCATTCACCGTAATAGTCGGCTCTTTTATTATATTTACTGTGTCGCCAAAATTTTCAATTTCCCCAGCGTAATCAGTGTTTGTAATGTCTTCTACAACTGATGCTCTTCTGAAAAACTTTTGAACCTTCTGACTATAAATTGCTGGAGCCCAATTACCTGATGGTAAATTTTGGTATCCAGTTGCTTTTCCCATTGTTGCCATAATGTTTGCCTTTGTTTATAGTTGTTAGTTTAAGGTTGAATCCTACCTTCTCTTGATGCATCATCAATTTCTGCTTCAAACTTCTCAAACGTTCGTCTATCCATCTTACCAATTTCAGAATTAGACCAGATTTTCTTTGTGGGAATATCTGATTCTGTAGCTTTACTAGTTTTTGTTATAGCTTTAGCTGCTTCTTTCTTAACAGCTGTTCCCTCTTTCTTATTTAATTTACTAGTACCTTGATCCATTTTATATAGATCAATTGCTCTGCCAGCTAATTGTGCATTAGATGTATTTTCATACAACCAACTTTGAATAACTGGATCTTGCTTACTAGCCCATTCATGAAACTCATCTTTCTGACGAATCTCACTAAAGTCAGGGTGTGCTTTTAACAACTCCACTTCAGCTTTTTCTTTACTAATTTGTTCTTGTTGAACTTGAAGACTTTGGTATTTCTCCTCAATCTCTTTTGCTCTAGCATCAGCCTTTGTCATAGCTATGGTTTCAACCATATCATAAACATCGGGATACTCCTGTTTCCAAGCATCTAATTCATCCTTAGATTTAGGTGGAACAAACTCTTTAGTAGATGTTTCTAACTACGTTCTTAAAGTTCTAACTTGATCTTTGTGCTTAGATAAAGTAGAATCATAGTGTCTTTTTAAATCGTCATAACGTTTCTTAAAGACCCTATCTTCTGCATTCTCAGGGCGTTCAGTTGAAGGAGTAGCTTTTTCATCGTAGCTTGCAATTTCTTCAGATGTTTTAGT